CAAAGATAAGCCCAAACAGGCAGAAACAAGAGTAACAGCAGAAGATATTACTCCTGACAGCTTGATATTTCGTGTAATGACCTTTGACCATGTGCCAGAAGCACCAGGTAGAAAAAACAAGCCAAAAACTACGGCTGATTTACATGCTAAATGTAACTTTCCTCCATTCAAGCAGTACGCAACAGTACGTGGTGAAATGAAGGAAGTTGTGCGTAGTCATTGGGAAGGTGGAATTGATAATGGCGGCTTTAGTTGCGACCATGGCCAGACTTCAAGCAAGTTAGCTACTATGTACATTAAACTTTGTGAAAGATATAGTATGCGCTCTAACTGGCGTGGATATACATATGTAGACGAGATGCGCAATCAAGCACTTCTCCAACTAAGCCAAATTGGATTACAGTTCAACGAACTTAAAAGTCAGAATCCATTTGCGTATTACACTGCGGCAGTTACAAATTCGTTTACACGAGTACTGAACTTAGAAAAGCGTAATCAGAATATTCGAGATGACCTTTTACAAGAATCAGGACAAGCGCCAAGTTGGAACAGACAGTTTGACCAGGCTCCTGGCGAAAAAGCAAAATACGACGAAAATATAGAAAAAGAGCGTAAAGAGCAATCTGGAACAAATTTCTAGTTGACAACCTAATATTTTTGTAGTATATTGAATATAGTACCATAACGTGGTGCGACTCCTCTAACGAAAATGGATAACAATGAGTTTTTTTAAAAAAGCAGCGTGTTTTTCTGACATACACTATGGTCAGAAAAACAACAGCAAGCAATACAATGAAGATTGTAATGATTTTATTGATTGGTTTATCGAAAACAGCAAAGACTGTGAGACCTGTATTTTTCTAGGTGATTTTCATCACCATAGATCAGGCATCAATGTCAGCACTCTTAATCATAGTGTAAAGGCAGTAAAGAAACTAAGTGAAAACTTTGAAAAGGTTTATATGATTATGGGCAACCATGATCTATATTATCGTGAAAAGCGTGAACTAAACAGTCTCCCATATGCTGATGTTTTTGATAATGTCACACTCATTGAGGATATTATCGTACAAGATGGTGTTGCTCTTGTGCCTTGGTTAGTTGGCGACGAATGGAAGGCTTTACAGGACATCAAATGTCAGTATATGTTTGGCCACTTTGAACTCCCGTACTTTAAAATGAATGCCATGGTCGAAATGCCAGACCATGGTGGACTAAACACCAGTCACCTATCATCTCCTGAATATGTTTTTAGTGGTCACTTCCACAAGCGCCAAACCAAGGGTAACATCCATTATCTTGGATCGCCTTTTCCGCACAACTATGCGGATGCTTGGGACGATGATCGCGGCATGATGACACTAGAATGGGGCGGTGAACCACAGCATATTACGTATGACGGTCCACGATATCGCACTGTTCCTTTAAGCCAACTGATAGACGATTCGGATAATATCTTGGATCATAAAACATATTGTAGAGCTATTTTAGATGTGAATATCACATACGAAGAGGCAAGCTTTATTAAAGAAACATTTGCTGAGCAATACAGTCTGCGTGAAATCACACTTATGCCCAGTAAAAAAGACGAACTCGCACAAGAAGGTGTTAGCATGGATGACTTTGAAGTCGAGAATGTAGACCAGATTGTATACAATAGCCTGAATGCTGTTGAAAGTGAAATGATTGACAAGAAACTACTAGTGGACATTTATAACACATTATGATTATTATTAAAGACCTAACAATAAAGAACTTTATGAGTTGTGGCAATGTAACCCAAGCCGTAAGATTCTCCGATAGCGGACTAACTCTGGTTATGGGCAACAATGTTGACCTTGGCGGAGATGGCAGCCGCAATGGTACCGGCAAAACAACTATTGTTAACGCTCTGAGCTATGCTATGTATGGCAATGCGTTAACTAATATTCGCAAGGATAACTTGGTAAACAAGACAAATGCTAAGGGAATGATTGTAACACTTGATTTTGAAAAAGATGGTGTTAGTTATCGTATCGAACGCGGACGGAAGCCTAATATATTTCGCTTCTTGGTAGACGAAAAAGATGTTAACAGCAACGAAGACTCCAACGAAGCACAAGGCGAAAATCGTCAAACTCAAGCAGTTGTCGAAAAATTATTTGGCATGAGCCATGACATGTTTAAGCACATTGTTGCGTTAAACACCTATACAGAACCATTTCTTAGTATGCGGTCAAATGATCAGCGTACTATTATTGAGCAATTACTTGGTATCACTATGTTAAGTGAGAAGGCAGAAGTTCTCAAGGAACAACATAAGAGAACAAAAGATGCTATTAAAGAAGAAGAATATAGAATTAAAGCAGTTGAAGATTCAAATGCTACCATCGGTAAGAGTATCAGTGATCTGGAGAGACGACAGAGAATATGGTCTAGAAAGAAACAAGAAAATCTCCAAGAAATTGAAAATGCCCTAACTCTGTTATCAAAAATTGACATCAGCGTTGAACTCGAGGCACACAAGCAGTTGTCCGAGTATCTAACACGAAAATCGCAAATTCATAGTCTTGACGCTGAAGTTCTAAAACTATCTAGCGGCATTACAAGAGAACAAAAACGACTAGATAAAGCTAAGACCGACCTTAAAGCAACAGAAGACCATAAGTGTTATGCGTGTGGTCAAGAAATTCACGACGATGCGCACGAAAAGATTTTAGAAACTAAACGTGCTGCCGTTGCTGAAAGTGAAGAGCTTATCAAGACCGATATTGAGTCCAAAGAAGAATATTCTGCCGCTCTCGTAGAGCTTGGCGAACTTGGCTCACAGCCAGTAACCAACTATAACACCGAAAAGCAAGCATACGAGCACCAAAGCCAGGTAGATGGACTACAGAAGGAACATGCCAATAAAGAACTAGAGGAAGATACCTATCAAAGCCAAATCGATAGTCTGAATGAAACAGCGATGCACGTTGTTGACTGGAACATTATGAATGAACTGGTAAAGACAAAAGAGCATCAGGACTTTCTATATAAACTATTGACCAACAAAGATAGCTTTATCCGTAAACGTATTATTGAGCAGAACCTCTCATATCTTAATAGCAGGCTTGCTTATTATCTTACCAAGCTTGGATTGCCCCACGATGTACAATTCCAGTCTGATCTTAATGTAGAAATCACAGAACTAGGCAGAGAGTTGGATTTTGACAATCTAAGTCGTGGCGAACGTAACAGACTTATTCTTGGCCTAAGCTGGAGCTTCCGTGATGTATTTGAGACTATGAATACACCTATTAACTTCCTAGCCATCGACGAACTTGTTGATAGCGGTATGGATACAAACGGAGTTGATGCCTCGCTTAGTGTGTTAAAGAAGATGGAACGTGAGAGAAATAAAAACATTTTCCTTATTAGTCACCGTGACGAACTTCAGGGTCGTGTTAACACTATCCTACATGTGACTAAAGAGAATGGATTTACTACCTTTAGTGTTGATACGGAGGTATCTGACCATGCCTAATGAACTAGAAGATTCAGTTTGGGATCACTTTTGTTTTTCATCAGGCGATGTAGTACGATTGCGCAAGAAAACAGATTGTGAAAGATGTGGAAAATCATATATTCACCCAGCAGAATTAGAAATAAAAAATAAATTTCCGTACGCGGTATGGAATAATATGTTTATGGTAAATATTACTGTTGACAAGTGATTAACTATATGCTATAGTAGTATATATAAGATAAAGGAAAAGAATTGACAAGTTTTGTATTTGATGTAGACGGTACCCTAACGGACTCTCGGCAACCTATTCACCCAGAATTTGAACAATTTATTCACAAATTTACAGGTGTGCACGCCTGTTACTTGTGTACAGGCTCAGACAGACCCAAAACAATAGAACAAATTGGCAAAAAACTAACAAACAGATTTATTAAGGCATATCATTGTAGTGGCAACCACGTATACCAAGGCAACAAAGAGATACACAAATCATCATGGCACATATCATCGGCAGAATATTCATTTTTAGAACAGGCACTTGACCATCTAAATTACATAGAACCCACAGGCAACCATATAGAAGAACGCACAGGCACAGCAAATTTTAGTATCGTAGGCAGAAACAGTAACACAGAACAACGCAAAAGATTTGTCCGCTGGGACATCGAGCATAACGCAAGAGATACCGTCGCTATACAGTTTAACATGTTATTTCCAGAATCACATGCGGTAATAGGTGGCGACACAAGTATTGATATTTTTAAATTAGGCAACGATAAAGCACAAATTAAAAACTTAATCGACGATGATATTATTTACTTTGGTGACAAATGTTTTTCTGGAGGAAACGATTTTTCACTAAGCGAGTTAGCAGAGAAATATTATCAGATTGACCACGGCTGGGAACAAACTTTTGAAATATTGAGAAAATACACCAATAACCAGTAGGTTTTTGCCAAAAAGAGATATATACTTATTTAATGGAATGGACTTACCAAGAAGCACTCGTTGACGAGATGCCAGAAGGCGTGATTGGATTTGTATATCTTATCACCAATTTACAGAACAATAAAAAATATATTGGCAAAAAATTGGCGCAGTTTAAAAAAACTAGGCCACCTTTAAAAGGCAAAAAAAGAAAAAGACGCTCAACTGTTGAGAGTGATTGGAGAACCTATTGGGGTTCATCCGATAATCTAAACAATGACGTTGCCGAATTTGGCAAAGAAAATTTTACTAGAGAAATTCTGTATTATTGCACAGCAAGATCAGAATTAAGTTACATGGAATTAATTGAACAAGTGAACAGAGGAGTTCTAGAAACAGACGAATACTATAATGGCATCATAAATGTAAGAATCGGAGCATCCGAAACTCTTAAAAAAGGTTTAAGCGAACAACGAAAATCAGGAAATTTACTTTAATTTTTTTAATTTTCCAGGAGAATAGTTCTCAGGAATATCTACTAAGCGATAATTTCTATTGCCGTCATTGCACCACTTGAGTGTTGATATTGTTTTTGAAGTTTTTTCGTAGTTAGAATTCTGACGTAATCTTTTATTATGTTCTGCTCGAATATCAGGATCTGACAAATGCTCTTTCATTCTTTCGGAAGCTTCTTTTGCCACTCTCTGCTGTGCTGCTGACATATTTTTCTTCGCTTCCTCTGTGGCTTTGACTCCAACGGTTGCTGCGCTTAATTTTTTTCTGGATTCTTCTGTCCAAGATTGAGCGCCGCCATCACCAGTTTCGGGCATTAAATTAGCAAAAGATTTTGATTCTACTATATTCCACAAATTTGAATAATGAATACCTGCCTCTTTTAACTCTAACTTATCGTCTGTTACTAAAAGAATTTCTGTGATAACGTCATATCCATGCTTAGCAATATGTCGTTTCCAAAGTTTGCCTGAACCCTGATATGTATGGGGATCATCGCTTACTGTTTTACCTAGATACTTTAACCCTGTTTTATTATGGGTTTTTACGTATAAATATATTTTGCTGGACATTTAATCCTCCTTGGGTTGTCTAGAGTAGTTGGGAACTGTCATTCCGTGAACTACATTAC